TAATTCAGCTTCAGCGTCGATGTTGTGGAATGCTGCAACGTCTTGAGCCATTTCAGGAGACCATTGAGCTCTTAATTTTCTTTCAGTTACAGAAACTGTTACAGATTGAAGGTCGAAAGAAACCTCACCAATCTTATCTTCGAATTCAAGATTCTTATAGATTCTGTATGTTGCTCTAAATGATGTGTTAGGGTCAGCACTTCCCGCAAGATAAGTAGTATATCCTGTGTAACCATCAAGTGAGTTAGCACCTACAGTTGCTGGAGATTGTAAATCAACTTCAAGATAAATCTTTCCGTCAACACTACAAATATTATCAAATGTACCACCACCTGTTTTATCACCAGGGAATGTTTGAGTTGTTTGAACACCGTATTGAACAATACCTTTACCATATTTCTGAGTAACTACTCTGAATAATAAATCACCACTACCAACACCTGAGAACGCTGCGTTAGCCCATGGATTCAATGAATTTGGGGTAGTAACAGCATTAACTCTCAAATCAGCCAAGAAAGATTCGTTATCCATTGGATGACCATCAGGTCCGATAAGTTTACCATCACCTGCGTTTGAGAAACCAGACATAACAAGTAATACTTTTCTGTATTCACCTGCAGAATAACCTGAAGCGATTAAATCTCCCGTAGTTGGTGACCATACTGCAGTTACAACTTGTGCTGTAATTGCAGAAAATTGACCTTTAGAATAGTCAAACAAACCTGGAGGGTCAAGAGCTGGTTCATTACCTTCATAAAATCTATCATAAAGGTCTTTATCTGTATTAGGAAGATATCCTAGATTTGGTGTTGCCGGACCATTAGGTGCACCATATGGTGAGTAGTGTGAATTTGCATTATCTCCAAGACCAGTATATCCTTGGATATTAGGTACGAAGTAGAACAATTTACCAATTGGTAAGTTCATCGCTTGTACAGAAACAATGTCATTCGCCAATAACTTAGAGAATACTCTACGTACTATTGGAAATACAACAGTTTCAAATGCACCTGTATCAGATGTTGATGATGCTTCGTTTATCAAGAATGATGCTTGGTTTTCATATAACTGTGCAACATTTTCTTTTAGGTGGCCTTTAAGACCTTCAAGGAACCCTAATTTATCCCATTTGTTAATAGTGTCTTCTTTAATAACTTTAAGGTGCTTAAGACCAATGTTACCAACAAGACCGCTTTCTAATAATGCTCCCATTGTTTTTTTATTTTATTTTTAGTTTATTTATTTTTACAACATCTTTCCCATCAAATCTTTGATTCTCAAAAATTGAGGGTTCTCATAAGTTTTTGATTCGATAAGAGTTGTTGAAGAACCGGTTGTTACATTTTTAGTAATTTTGTTTTCAACTGATTCATTCATTGGTTTAGATTCAACCTTAGTTAATTCTTCTTTAATTGACTTGTAAAGATTTTTAGATTCTTTCAAAGTTTCAACATCATCAAATCTTCTAAGGATGTTTATTTTTTCTTTTTTAGTTGTTGAGTGTTCAGTGAACAATCTTGTAGCATAAGCCAGATTTGAGTTAAAAGTCGCAACTTCATTTAGTTTTTCTCTAAATGTGTTAAGTGCTTTTCTATACTCTTCGTTCTTTTCTCTCAACATACTAACTTCAGATTCTAAAGATTCCATTTTCAAATTTCTGTTAGGAGTTATACCTTTTCTTAAACCCCTACCTTCTTTTGAACCCATTCCGTAAGTTCTTGCGGCTTCTTTAGTTTCTGACTTTTTAACCATAGTGTTTTTACCGCCCATATTACCACCTTCTTTGTACTCGAATTTAGCTTTACCGGTTCCAACAGATTTTGGTCCTTCTTTTTTGTCTTCTTTAAATCCACCTGTAACTTTCTTGTATTGGAATTTAGGTTTACCCATTCCAATACCTTTTGGTTTGATAGATTTTTTTGCTTTTTTATGACTATAAGACTCATCCATTTTATAAGATTCATCTTCTTCTTCGTCATCATCATGATGTATAGATTCTTCCATTTCAGAGTCTTCACCCATTTCAATTTCGTAAATGGTTTCTTCCATTTCGTCTCCCATAGATTCTTCCATTTCGTCTTCCATAGATTCGTCTTCTTCAGATTCTTCATCCATCATAATTTCATACATAACTCCTTCTTCTTCTTCGTCTTTCCAAGATTCTTCCATTTCATCACCGTTACCGAAAATTGCGTTTAAAACATCTTCAGTATCTGTGTCAGATTCAAAATCATCGTGCATTTCGTTAATTTTTCTTTTTGATTTTGATTCGCCAAGTTTAACTAGGTATTCAGAATCAGTATTGTTATCTTTTAGTGATACATTACCACCACCATCTTTTTTAACAATAATACCATCATCTTCACCCATTGCTTTGAAGACTTTAAGAATTTCTTCGTCCGAAGCGTGAGTTAAATCTATTGGAGTTTCTTCAGAATCAGTATCCATATCCATTTCCATATCTGTATCATCTACATCCATATCAATGTCCATATCTACATCATCTTCTTTATCTGTATCCATATCAACATCTGTTTCAGCATCTGCATCAACATCTGTATCAACGTCTACATCGGTTGTTTCCTCTTCATCATCTTGTTCAGAAAGAGACTCTTTTACTAACTGATTGATTTCTTCCTTCATGGTAGAAGCAAGTATTCCTTTTGCATTTTCAGAGATAGCTTCTTCAACTTGTTTCATTTGAATTAAAGCTTCTTCGACTAATGATTTTTTTTCTTGCATAAAAAATTATTTTATTTTAATCTATAAATAGTATCAAAATAGAAAAAGTTTATTTTTTACAGGTTAAAACCCATAAAAATTTTAATTTATTTGTTTATAATAAATATTTCCATTTTAGGCAAAAAAAAAGTGGTCAAAAGACCACTCCTTAAAATTTAAGTTATTTTACATAATAACTTCATCAATTTTACTTTCAGAAACTGAAGTTATTCTCCAATCATGTGTGAAACCTTCATATTTCTTAGTTACTTTGGCTTCAACATCAGTTACGGAATAACCGTTAACCAATTTCTCTTCTCTAATTTTTTTAATTTTACCACTTTGTTCATCGGGTAAATCATACTGAATTTTTGCTACGAAGTACTTTTCTTCCATAATTTATTATTTTCCCAAATAATCGGATAATTTTTTCATTAAATCAATAGACGCATCAATATTTCCTTGAGAATTTGATTTTTTTTCTTCTTCTAAGTTTTCTTCATACTTGTCTCTATCACCTTCATTTGAGAATAAATAAGCTCCCGGTGTAGATGGAGAAGATACTAAATCAAAACAGATTAACTCAAAATCATCCTGAACTTCATTCTTTTCACCTACTTTTTTAAGTGAACCTACTCCTCTTGAAGAAATTCCTAATGTAACACCTTGTCTCATAAGATTTGCCGCAATATCTCCTTTTGTTGATACAACACCTCTTTCATGGAAACCTGGTGAAGTTAACAATTTAAGCTTGCCCATAAGGATATTCTTATCCCACCAAATATCTGTTATGATATGAGATACACGGTCCAAATCAATTAAAGATGATTCTGGGTGATTTAATTCAGAAGTTGACAAACCTTTTGCAATGGTTTGTTTATACTTGTCAGCTTCTCTTTTAAGAATCTTTTCAGGATAAAATCTACCATTTCTGTTTGGTGTATTATATTTTTGAAGAACGGCATAAAATTCAAATGGATTTCTATAATCCATATCTTTTGCTTCTCTCAAAATTTTGGCATTAAAGTCATCTTTTGGTGAAATATACCCGGCATCAGTTTCTACTAAAATACCAAAACCGACTTCACTTGCTTCTAATAATCTTAATTGTTTCATTAATTTACTTTAAGATAAATATTATCATATTGCAGTTATTTTTTTGTAAGGGTAAAATTGAAGTATTTGTTGGGGATAATATTGGAATCTTGAATGTTCTTAACAACTCTTTTTATAGAATTTTTTACATCATTAGATTTAAAATCTAATTCTTTGTTGGAAAATAGATTAATTTCTAAGTTTAAGAATGATTTTTTTCCATAGTTAATTCCACTTGTTCTTAGGTCTAAATCAACTATTGAATTTAAGGTAAATATTGAGGTGTCTATTGAGTCAAATACTGTGTGCTTAATTTCTCTACTAAAATTACAAACAATTCTATTCCAATTTTCTAAATCAATTTTTGGGTCAACCCAAGATTGTATGTTTATATATATGGATTTTAAGTTTTTTGAATCTACAGTCCCATAAACTGATTTGAAGTGGTTAGATAAGTTTAATTTTACACTTTTCCCTTTTTTCATTAATTTTCATGTTA